GCCGACGTAGCTGATGAACTTGCCGGTGATCGAGCGGTTGCCCAGCAGCGAGAAGCCGCCAAGGATGGTGCGCGCGTAGTAGCTCACGCCGTAGCGGTTGAGCAGGTCGCCCTCGGTGGAGGTGTCGAGGATGTTGTACTCGACCACGCGGGAAACGTCCTCGGCGAACGTCACCTGATTGCCCGGGCTTTCCCACTGCTTGACCTTCGCCAACGCGGCGATAGCCAGGGACGAGGGGGCGAGGAACACGTTTTTCTTCGCCGCCTTGGAGTACACCGACGGCATGTTGTGCACCAGCAGGCACCGGTCGAAACCGAGGTCGGCACCGCCCAGTTCGCCGCTGTAGGTCACCTGGTCAGCCACTGCTGCGTCCTTGCCATCCAGCACCACGCGGGCCTTGATGCGCTTGCCGAACGCGGCGAACTCGCCGGCCACGGCCTTGGTACCGGTGAAGCCCGGGGCACCGATGATGGTCAGGTCTTCCGGCACATTCGCCAGTGCCGCCAGGCCCAACTTGCGACCGGTGATCGGCTCGTCACCGCCAATCACGTTGTTGAGGGTGTCGGCCGGTGTCGCGCCCTCCTCCACGATCACCACGTACACCGGTACCTTCACCACTTTGAGGATCTGGTAGACGGCGTGAAACAGCGTGCCCGACTCAGCACCGGTGGGGTCCAGCAGCGCCTGGGTGGTGAAGCTGTTGATGCGCAACGGCGCGTTCTTGGGGATCGACGCATGCGCATTCGGCGCAGTGCCGACCAGACCGATCACGTTGTCGCCAAGGCCACCCATGGCCTCGGGGGATTCAGTGGCATTGACGGTGATGCCGTTGTGCTCGAAGTTCAAAACCTCAGCCATGATTAGTCAGCCTTCTTGGTGGTGGCCTTTTTGGCCGGGATGGTTTGCTGCGCAGCAAGGACGCTGGTGAGTTCCAGGCGGCCGGCGGTGCGCAGGGCGGATGCTTCGACGTCCAGCAGTTCCAGTTGCTGGCCGGCGGTGGACCAATGGCCGGCGCCGGTGGGGAAAGGGATGAGGACGGTGTAGGTTTGGCGGTTTGCCATGTGGGGTAATCTCCAGGCGAAAAAAAAACCGCTCAGCGCGGCAGGTATTCAGAGAGGGAATGAAAACGCCCCGCGGTGCGGGGCGTTATTCAGTTTGGTTGGCGATCCAGGCCGGGGCTAGGGGCCGATGCTCAATATCCGGGAAATTCGGCGATTGTGGCCAGTCGCGCAGGGCTTGGATGTACAACAACAGCTCTTCGAACTGTGCATCGGACAACGCTGTACCAAAGCCGATTTCCTTCTGGTCACGGTGGCGCTCGCGCAACCATATGACAGCGGCCAACTCAGTATCGCGCCTCTCACGTTCGAACCTTGCGGGGTCCTCCAGAGGAACAATTTTGGGATGTTTGGATAGCACCCTGTCATCGCTAAAGTGCCATGTATAGCCAATGTTCTGTGTGACCTCATACCAGCGCTCCGCATCAATCAAGACGGCGTCTGATGGGATTTCATGCACGCCTTCAATCAAGTGCGCAATCACTTCTCGAGCGTCATTCAAAGCTAGGTATTTACGCATAACGCCCCCTCAGTAACCGAAGCAAAAGAAATAGTAAGGATTTGGTGTTCCCGAAGTGTCCGGCGTGTAGTGCGGGCGATTGTTGATAGTGATCTGACTTAGCGTTGTCGATACGGTGGCCGAGTTGTTACCTTGGGCGCGACGAAAAGCCCCTGGGCAGATCGCGGCCGTAGGGAAAGGTACGGTGTAATTAAATGTAGCCGCTGTAGCGTTAGGGATATCGGGGGTGGATCCCCATTGAATAATCCATCCTCCTAGCCAGGTTGGGAAAATAATCGCTCCATTGACCCCCTTAATGAATTGAAAGCCGAAGCGCAGTTTCTTCGGCGTTACGATAGTGGCGTCATCGAGCCCAGCGTCCGTCATCGGCTGCGTTGCGATCTTGGCCGTGCCTTGATTGTTTTCGGAGGCTTGCGTTGCCAACGGTGCTAGCGCTGCAATATCGATGTTTCCCTGATTGATTGGTGCGTTCCATGCCTTGATGCACCACATCACCGCGAGGTTGCGCGGGCGGGTTTCAGACGCCACCCGTGGCGTACCATGCACATCATCGCTGACAATGAATCCGCCGGTCAGTGACCAACTATCGACTGAAACAACTGTGGCGTCCCAGTCCAATGCAATTGCCGGAGTTGTGCCACCAGCGCCGTTGAAACACGGCACCCCACGCAGATCTTTAAATCGAGCGGAGTCATTTTTCGAATAGGCGATCGAACCAGCAGGAGTGAACCCCTGGAATGCATCGAGTTGAGGGGAGCCGATCATTCGCCCAGCATCAACCCCCCGCCCATGATCCCAACCCCGCAAAAACTCCCCACGCGACTCCGGCAGCCGAAAATTCCCCGCCCCTTCATCCCCCTTATTGAACGCCGCGCCCAGGAACTTCGCCAAATCGGGATAGGCCGAGGCACTCTTCACGCTGCCATCAATTTCCAGGAATCCCACCGGGACCTTGTCGACTGGAAACGCAACCATGGACCCCACCGGCAGCGCCGAGGACTGAGCAATCATCGCCTCAATCTCAGCCTTGGAATACGTCCCCTGCTTCAGATAATCCATCACCCAAGCCCGAGTCGCCTTCACCACCGTGTCATCAATCAACAACGTCACGATCGCCGCATTACTCGTCTCGAAGATCGAGCGAATATAAAACTCTTTCCCCGAGCCCGACGTCGCCAAAACCGGCTTATACGACTCCGGATACTTGACGATGGCATACAAGATTCCGGTGTCCGTCCACAGCCCGGCTTCGCGCACATACCAGCCGCCGACATCCGATGGAATGGTGACTTCGGCCATCAGCCAGTTGGCGTTTTTCTCGTCCTGGAACAGCGCATTCAGCGGTCCGCGCCAGACTTCGCGTTTCAGCGCTTTTGCGCTGGCATCGGGGTTGTAGACGGCGCCGTTGCCGTCGCCGACGGAAATCTGCGCCAGTTTGATCGGCACGCCAGCCGCCTTGCAGGCGGTTTCGTAGGCGATCCCCGCATTCGTGAGCAGGGTGTAATAGTCAGCCATTTAGTGCTCCTGTGGATAAAGGGTGGTGGTTTCGACGCTGTATAGACCGGCCGCCATAAAGGCGCGGCCCGCGGCCTCGACGCCAGCCAGCACGCTTGGGTAGATCGTGGTGAGTTCGCCGCACAGCGTGGCGGCGCCAATGACATGGCGACCGAAAGCACTTAGGCCCACCGAGATCGACAGGATGTCGCGCTCGCTTTTGGCATCGGCCAAGCGGCGGTCGAGTCGGGCATCGATGGTTTCGCTGTAGGGCAAATCGGTCCAGGCGCGTACGGCAAAGCTGTAGGGCACACCCGGTGGTTTCTGTTCGTACCAGGCGCGCACTTCGGGGCTCAGTTGCAAGCCCTTGGCCGCATTTTCCAGGGCCTGGCGGGTACCGGCCTGTCGCGCGGTGGGCCAGGCAAGTTTGACGGTCAGGCGCTTCTCCGCCTCGGGGGCCGTGGTGCTCCATTCGTTCACCGCGCGGTCCGCTGCCAGGTAGGGCAAGAACGCCGAAGGCGTGTGATCCGGATCCATCAACTGTGGGAAAGGCGGCGTGACCCGCTCCAGCAAATAGCCGAACCCCAGGTCCAGGGCTTTCTCAAGTGGTGAGCTGTTGGCGGGCAACAGGCTCGCTTTGGGTTCAGTCATAGCGTGCGCACCTCCACCTCGACGCCCGTGCAGTACGGGGCCTGGAATGCCGTGCTGATAATCGGCTGCAGCGGTTCGAGGATTTGCAGCTGCGCGGCGCCGGCACTGTGGATGGCGTAGTCGATCCAACTTGGGTCGACGCGCCCTTCCAGGCGATGGCAGGAGTCGGCATAGGTTTGCAGCAGCTGTTGTGCAGCCACTTGGGTCAGGCCCGAATCCGGACCGGCATTGATCTTGGCCACCACGCGAATCTTGTAGTGTTGAATCTGTGCACCTTGGACCGTGACGAGGTCAGTTTCCGGTCGTACATCGGGCCGTGCGAAATGTCGCCGCACACCGTCAAGCAAATCGGCAGAAGCACTGCCATCACCCTCCCTGGACAGCACAGTGACCATCACTTCACCGGGCGCGGTGCGTCGTGCGTTTCCGTCCTTGACCTGGGCCGCATAACCGTCCGGATCAAAGGTGTAGCTGACGGTCACCACGCCAGGGGTGGCGCTTTGCACCTTCACCGCCGGCCGCTCGCCGAGGGTGAACACCTCACGGCGATACTGCATGCGCGAGCCTGCTGCCGGCGCATGGGGCGCCAGGTAATAGCGCAGGCGGGCATCATCATCGCTTTCCAGCGTCGGCGGCACGGGCGGGAACGCGGCGGGATCGCCTGGATCGAGCATCTGGCGCTCAAGGCCCATGTCCGCCAGGCGTGCATCCAGGTTACTGCCGGTCGCCCACCACGCCAGCATCTGCTTGATGCGGGCGTTGTACTTGCGTTCGTGGGTTTGCAAGCGCACGCAAAACGCTTCCAGGGCCAGGGTCAACAGTTCGCTTTCATTGTCGAGGCTGACCTTGAGCTTGGCCGCGCTTTGCGGCGCTCGGGTGGCGACATAGTCGACGACAAACGCCTTGAACTCGGCGAGCAACGGCTCGAACGCGTCGACCGTGATAATCGCCGGTTCCGCCAGTTGGTTCTGGCCTGGGATCAACATGCTCATGTCACGACCTCAAAAGTCTGTTGGCGGTTTTTCCAGGTGCCGGCAAAACGCAGCAGCAGGCCGGCGCCCTGGCGAGTGGCGACGATGACCTGGGGTTGGAAGTCGGCGATGCCGTTCTGAGGGTTGAAAAAGGCTTGGGCGGCATGGCTTTGGGCGAGGAGCAAGAGGTCATCGCCGAGGTTCTGGCCGAGCAGTAGCGGGACCATCGAGCCGTACAACGGGCGCTTCTGGCGTGTCCCCACGGGGGTGGTCAGCGCTCGGGTGGCGCGCTGTACAAATTGCAGCCAGTCATCCACGGCTGCCCCGGTGTTCCTGTCGATTCCGATCATGGCAAATCCTTATGCGCTGCTGATCACGCGACCCTGGTGATCCACCACCGGGCCGCTCAAATGCACACCGGCGGCATCCAGCAATAAGCCGGTGGCGCCGAGTTGCAGGGTGATGCTCTGGGCATTCATGCTCAGGCTCGCGGCGCCGATCTTGAGGTCGACCTGCTCGCGGGAGCCGCTGAATGTGGTGGGGCCGTTGACCCAATTGAAAATGTGGCTGGCGTCGTCATAGTCGCTTTGGGTGCCGTCCTGATAACGACGGCGCGTCAGCGACGCCACAGCGGACACGGGCGGAAACAGACCACTGTTGAGGCCGAACAAAGCCACAGACTGCGTCCCCCCTTCCCCGCCGCCGTAGTTGAGCAGCAGGCACTGCTCGCCCACTGAAGGGATGCGGGTTTCGGTTTGCGCCCCAGCGCTCGGGTTGAAAAACTGGATCGCCGGGCTGAGTAGGTCCCCGTGGCTGACCTTGCAGGTACCACTGGCAGCATCAACCTCCTGGCACACGCCAATCCGGCAGAAGCTTTCTGCGCGTCGATACAGGTCTTCCAGCTGGGCTTCCATTTCCGCCAGGCGTTCAACGATCGGCCCCAGTTGCATGCGTAGTAATGCATCGAACATGGACTACTCCTGCAGGGGTCGATATTGATCTGGATCGTCAATGTCCGAAACTTCCCAGGTGCGGGCAAACAGCGGTTTGCCTGTGGGATCCTCGAGCAGTAACGGGCCGAGATAGAGGGTCTGGGTGAAGGAAACGATCCAGGTGTCGTAGTCCGTTTCGGTCCCGGTCAATCCGGAAGGCGCCGCGACGATAGCCGTCGGCAGGTCACACTGGTCGGGTGGCAGGCCCCAGCGGTTATCCAGGGCCAGGTCCATCAATTGGCTGGCCAGGTCGCAGGCTTCAAAGGCTGCCGCCCCGCTGGCGACCGTGGCCCTGAGTGAGACCGACAAGGCATGCGCCTTGCGCCCTTCAAGGGAGCGAACGGCGGGCCCGTTGCGCTCGACGCTGATCAGCACGCCGGTTTTATCCGCGACGCCGGTAAAGTCCTGATAATTGCCTACAGGCAAGTGTGGGAAGGCGCTCTTCAGCGCCGCCCCAATCGCCACGGGCAACTGGGAAGGTTTTTCGATAAGGCTCATGTGGTTGCATCCTTGCAGCGGTTACTGCTGGTCCGGGCGCGAGGTCGGGGTCTCGTTGACCCCGATGCGCTTGGCCGCCCAGCGTTCATAAAGGCCAATGGCGACATCCGCGCCGGCCATGGCGGTCAGGCAACCAATGGCGCCGGCAGTCCAGATCGACATGCCGGCGGCGTAGCACAGCATCAGTGCCGAGACTCCGCAGACCATGCATGCACCGGACCGCAAGGCCAGGCGCCGTACCAGTGACCAACCGCGCGCGCCCTCCTTGTCGGCGCGCCACATTTCACCGGACACCCCGCCGATCAGGGCCAGTACGATCACCAGCCAGATAGGCATTTCCGCTAACGCTTGCTGCTCGTTTGTCATGTCACGCCTCCTGGCTGAGCACTACCGGCGCAGGGCCGGCTCTTGGGTAAATCCATTTATGGGTAGGCATTCCAAAAAGCCCGGTTGCCCAGGCTTTTCAGTAATGCGGTCCAACATCGATCTTTCGGCGCTACTGGCGCGGTACGGATCTTTCCTCAATGTTTTTCCGACCACGATCCCTGTCTGCCGGATAACTGCTTCTGGTGCTTTACGCTGCACACCCGGGTCAGTTGCCAACCCTCTGAACCGTTATCAGGCCGGTTCATCGCTGCCTTTTTTGTTGAAGCTATACGACTAAAGAGCGTCGGCATCCTTGCCGGTGTTGCCTGGCCTCCCTGCCATCGCTCTGATGGCGTCCTTGCCGATGTTGCGTGCCTTCCTTGTCTTCCTTGGCAGCATCCTTGCCGCCTCCACCAGGCCTTGTTGGCTGGCTTGAGATGGAGAATATGCATGTATGCATATACAGTCAATGCACAAATGCATTTATTTTTAGCCGTGAAATGCACGAATGCATTTCAGGCCTTGCAACGCCAAGGTTTGCCGATTTTCTGCAGGCGAAAAAAAGCCCGCTAATGAGCGGGCTTTGTCTTACGCAAGAAGGCTAACGGGCGTACATGCCCCACCAGAACACATGACCGAGGATGCTGATCTGCTCATCCTGGATATCCTGGAAGCTGTAGTCTTCATCCGGGTGTTCATCGCGATTAAAACTGCGCAGACGAATCCCGGAAGGCAGGCGGTAGAGCTGTTTCACCCGCAGTTGGCCATTGTGATTGATGGCATACAAGTCACCATCGACGATGTCACCAATGCCACTCTTGCCCGCATTCACCCCCACCGTGGCGCCATCACGCAGTACCGGCAACATGCTGTTGCCGCGCACCGTCACACACTTGGCCTGGTCGAACTGCACACCGTTATGCCGCAGGCTGCGTTTTCCAAAACGCAGGCTGGCCTTTTCGCTTTCCTCGATGACGAATCTTCCTGATCCAGCAGCCAATTCAACCTCGCGCAGAAAGGGGATCGACACCTCGTCGTCATTCACGGGGGTGTCGTCGTCCCACAGGCTTATGTCCTTGAGTTCCGAATGCATCGGGTCGCGCCCGTCCTCGCGCAAAGCGCCCACCGCCGCGCGCCCGCGCAACTGGTCGGTGCTCACGCGAAAGTACTCGGCGATGCGGGAGATGTGCTTGTCCGAGGGATCAACGATCTTGCCGCTGAGGATCCGGGACAGTGTGGATTGAGGCACGCCGGTGCGCCGGTGAAGCTCCGTGGGGGAGATCCGGTCGCGATCCAGCAGTTCTCTTAAGACGATAGAAACGTTGCGTTTTTGCATAACGCGGATAGTGACGGGAGTTTTTAGGGTTGGCAAATGCTAATTTGCATAATTTATGCAATCGGAAAATCCAGCCCACGCTTTGCATCGGCCCTGGAGCCTACGCAGTCGGCGATTTCAACTCCGGGCAAGCCTTCGGCGATTCCTCCGCAGGCGCGCCTATGTCGATCTCAAGTATCGATAAAGCGTCTGGCGACTGATATCAAAATCACGCGCCAATTTGGATTTGCTTTCACCGGCGCCGGCTCGGTCAATTAAATTGACAACCTGATTGTCAGACAGTTTTTTCTTGCGACCTCTGTAGACTCCGCGACGCTTTGCACTGGCGATACCGGCGGCCTGTTTTTCCCTCATCGCCGTGCGCTCGAACTCTGCAACCAACTCCATTACCGCAATAATGGTCTCCACCACTTCAAGACAGTCATACCGAAAGATCAGGCTTTCGTTGGAAAACTCCAGCGTTACCTGCTTATCAATCAGTCGCCGAATGATGACGCACAGCTGCTCGGTACTGGAAGTGAGCGTTGCCATGCTGTCCACTACCACAGTATCTCCGCACTGAAGGTAGCGAATCAGCCCTTCAAGGCCTGCACGATTCGCGGCATTGTCGTCAGGCTCATCGTAAAACACTGCGTCAAATACATCGTGGCTGTTTGTCTCTACGCTGCCGTCAGATTGTTGCAGAGAGTGCCGGAAATACTTGATGCGATGTAATCTCATGATGCCTCCTTGGCAGTACTTGTACACAGTCCTTTAATACTTGTACAAACTGTAACTAAATCCTTTAGTTTTAAAACTTTACACAAAGAACTGTATAGCTAACCCACCTAAAATACACAGTTGCAAAGACTTTAACTTACCTTATTATTTTCAGACCTGGAATACGCCTAACAACTTTTCAACACACCGTCGATTTCGTTGCGCATGAATTCGCCAGGGAATTTTAATGCCAACCGCTTTATTGCACAGCGTATTGACTTGACCGGCTTGACAAGGCTGGTTACTCCCCGATGCAAGCAGAGGATGAATGGATGAAGATCTTGGAAGGAGCCATCGAAATTGATCGACCGAATACCGATCAGGAAAAGATCGAGACGGTAACCCGGAGCATTACCGAGCACGGAAACCACCTGCGCCAGCGTTACCCTATCTTGCAGTATCAAAATGCATTGGGGGCAAGCGTGATGGTGTTTTCCCTGGCAGGGATGGTTATCACGGGAGGCCTCTACATAAAGGGTTTTATTCCCGGATGGGCGTGCATTTTGATCAATGCGCTGCTGACGTCATTTATTCATGAAATCGAACATGACTTGATTCATCGCCTCTATTTCAGAAAGCAACCCTTCGCTCACAACGCCATGATGTTTTTGTGCTGGCTGGCCCGGCCGGGCATGCCCAGTCCATGGCTAAGGCGCACACTGCACTTTCATCACCATAAAGAGTCCGGCACTGAGTCGGATGTCGAAGCATGGATTACGACCAGTGGCAGCCCGTGGGGAATACTGCGTTTATTGAAACTGGTCGATGGGTTTTTATTTGGTTTTCTAAATGCGGTGTTCGCGCCGGGATGGCGGCAAAAGGTAAAATTGTTAGGCAAGATTATTCGACTCAACACGCCGTTTGGGCTGTTGTATTGGGGTTGCTGGTACGTATTCCTGGGCTATCACCTCTACGCCGGGGTGGGGTCACTTATGGGTGAAGCGATTCACAGTTCTGCGGCGACCCTGGCGTTTATGGATATCGTCAACAGCATCGTCGTAATCCTTATTGCCCCCAACCTGCTACGGCAGTTCTGTTTGTTCTTTATAAGTTCAAACATGCACTATTATGGCGATGTAGCCCCGCGTAATCCGTTACAACAAACCCAGGTAATGAACCCGTGGTGGTTGTGGCCGTTTCAACTGTTCTGCTTCAACTTCGGCAGCACGCACAGCATTCACCACTTCGTGGTGAGAGACCCGTTCTATCTTCGCCAGATGACAGCGCCTTACGCTCATAAAGTCATGGCGCAGGCAGGCGTCAGGTTCAATGACTTCGGCACATACAAACGAGCCAACCGTTTTTCCAAAGAGCACTCTCAAACTCGCTCGCGAGGGTGAGTTCGTCGCGTGGCGCACGTTTCAGAGGCAGCACTTCACCTACAAGGAGTCCGGAGTATGAAAGCGCAAGGGATATGTGCCAGGCCGTTTGAAGCGGTCAAGCAGGCCTTCGAGGAGATGTTTGATGATCCGCAGGAGCGTGGCGCCGGGCTGTGCGTACAGGTTGGTGCAGAAGTGGTGGTCGACCTGTGGGCCGGCATGGCGGACCAGGCGGGCGTGAAGCCTTGGGCGCGCGATACGCTGGCCAATACCTTTTGCGTTATCAAACCCTATGTCGCGGTGGCCGTTCTGATGTTGGTCGAGCGCGGCAAGTTGGAGCTGGACGCGTCTGTGGCCCGTTACTGGCCTGAGTTCGCCCAGAACGGCAAAGCCCAAGTCACCTTGCGTCAAGTGATGAACCACACTGCGGGACTGCCGGCGCTGCGAGCCCCCGACCATAACGCCATGATGTACGACTGGGAGCATATGGTGCAGGTATTGGCGGCCGAGCCGCTTTGGTGGGAGCCGGGAACAGACTTGGGCTACGGCACAACCACCTTTGGCTGGATTCTCGGTGAGTTGATTCGTCGGGTGGACGGACGAGATCCCTGCGTCTTTATCCACGAGGAGATTCTGGCCCCCCATGACCTCGATGTTCACCTTGGCGTGGACGAACAACACTTTCATCGTATCGCGCGATTCGACAGTGCCTCGGGGCGGGTCGGTGATCCTTACTCACAAGCGTTGCGCACGGTGCTGAAAAACCAACCTGCGCATATCGCGACATTGGCCTTCACCAATCCCGGCATGGTACCCAGGCGAACCAGTGACCCGCGCTGGTGGGCCTATCAGCAACCGGCTGTGTGCGCGCACGCTACGGCGCGGGGTTTATCCGGCTTCTACAGTGCATTGATGGCGGGCAACTATATCGGTCACGAACTGCTCAGTGAATTCACGCAAGAGCACAGTCATGGCATGGATCGGGTATGGATGCGCCCCATGCGTTATGGATTAGGCTGCATGCTGGAGCAACAACGCGACCCGACGGCTTCTCACGCCATGGGCCCGGGCACCTTTGGCCATATCGGGCTGGGCGGACCGATAAGTTTCGCCGATCCCGAAAAGCAAGTGAGCTTTGGTTTTGTCACCACCACCTCGGGCAGCCATTCGATGATTGATCCTCGGCCCAGGCGGTTGTCGTCTCTGGTGTATGCGGCGATTTGATGTGGCCGCTTGGAGCAAGCTCCCTCGCCACAGTGACGGTGTTCTTTATTAAGTGATGGGTATAGGGGGCCGCAGCGCCTTTGCGTTTTCCCTAGCCGTTTGCATCCTGCGAAGGGCCGACCTCGCGTGTTAACCTTGCGCCCATCGCAAAAAATGCTGGGCCAAGCGCCCCCTTTGCCCCATCACTTTCAACGAATTTGCCTACGACCCAATGAGTAAAAACACGTCCGATCTGTCCTCCCACACTCCGATGATGCAGCAGTACTGGCGCCTGAAAAACCAGCACCCTGATCAGTTGATGTTCTATCGCATGGGCGACTTCTACGAGATCTTCTACGAAGACGCTAAGAAGGCTGCCAAGCTGCTGGATATCACCCTGACCGCGCGTGGGCAGTCGGCGGGGCAGTCGATTCCGATGTGCGGGATTCCTTACCACTCGTTGGAAGGCTACCTGGTCAAGCTGGTAAAGCTGGGCGAGTCGGTGGTGATCTGTGAGCAGATCGGCGATCCCGCGACGAGTAAAGGCCCGGTCGAACGCCAGGTGGTGCGCATTATCACGCCGGGGACGGTGAGTGATGAGGCGCTGCTGGATGAGCGTCGCGACAACCTGATCGCGGCGGTATTGGGCGACGAGCGTCTGTTCGGCCTGTCGGTACTGGACATCACCAGCGGCAACTTCAGCGTGCTGGAGATCAAGGGTTGGGAGAACCTGCTGGCGGAGTTGGAGCGTATCAACCCGGTGGAGCTGTTGATCCCGGATGATTGGCCCAAGGACCTGCCGGCGGAAAAACGCCGTGGGACAAAACGCCGTGCGCCGTGGGATTTCGAGCGGGATTCGGCGCTGAAAAGTCTGTGCCAGCAGTTCTCGGTGCAGGACCTCAAGGGCTTCGGTTGCGAAACCTTGACCCTGGCCATCGGCGCTGCCGGTTGCCTGCTCAGTTATGCCAAGGAAACCCAGCGCACCGCCCTGCCGCACTTGCGCAGCCTGCGTCATGAGCGTCTGGACGATACCGTGGTGCTCGATGGCGCGAGCCGTCGCAACCTGGAACTGGACACCAACCTGTCAGGCGGGCGTGATAACACCCTGCAGTCGGTAGTCGACCGTTGCCAGACCGCCATGGGCAGCCGCTTGCTGACCCGTTGGCTGAACCGTCCGCTGCGCGATTTGAGCGTGCTACAAGCTCGTCAGACCTCTATTACCTGCCTGCTCGACCGCTATCGCTTTGAAAAACTGCAGCCACAGCTGAAGGAAATTGGCGATATCGAACGCATCCTGGCACGGATCGGCCTGCGCAACGCGCGGCCGCGTGACCTGGCGCGCCTGCGCGATGCACTCGGCGCCCTGCCGCAGTTGCAAGCGGCGATGACCGAATTGGACACGCCGCACCTGCAGCAACTGGCCGTCACCGCCGGCACCTACCCGGAACTGGCGGCGTTGCTGGAAAAGGCGATCATCGACAACCCGCCGGCAATCATCCGTGACGGCGGCGTATTGAAGACCGGTTACGACAGCGAACTGGACGAACTCCAGGCCCTGAGCGAAAACGCCGGGCAATTCCTGATCGACCTGGAAGCCCGCGAAAAGGCCCGCACTGGCCTGGCCAACCTTAAAGTCGGCTACAACCGCGTGCATGGCTACTTTATCGAGTTGCCAAGCAAGCAGGCCGAGTCAGCGCCGATCGACTACCAGCGCCGCCAGACCCTCAAAGGTGCCGAGCGCTTTATCACCCCTGAGCTGAAAGAATTCGAAGACAAGGCACTTTCGGCCAAGAGCCGCGCCCTGGCTCGGGAAAAGATGCTCTATGAAAACCTGCTTGAAGACCTGATCAGCCAACTGGCGCCGCTGCAGGACACGGCAGCCGCCCTGGCGGAACTGGACGTACTGAGCAACCTCGCCGAACGCGCGCTGAACCTCGACCTGAACTGCCCGCGTTTTGTCAGCGAGCCCTGCATGCGCATCGTGCAAGGTCGCCACCCGGTTGTAGAGCAGGTATTGACCACGCCATTCGTCGCCAACGACCTGTCGCTGGATGACGATACCCGCATGCTGGTGATCACGGGTCCGAACATGGGCGGTAAATCCACCTACATGCGTCAGACCGCTTTGATCGTGCTGCTCGCACACATCGGCAGCTTTGTGCCGGCGGCCAGTTGCGAATTGTCGCTGGTGGACCGGATCTTCACGCGGATTGGCTCCAGCGATGACCTGGCCGGTGGCCGTTCGACCTTTATGGTGGAAATGAGCGAGACCGCCAACATCCTGCACAACGCCACCGAACGCAGCCTGGTGCTGATGGACGAAGTGGGTCGCGGCACCAGCACCTTCGACGGCCTGTCCCTGGCCTGGGCTGCAGCCGAGCGTTTGGCGCATCTGCGCGCCTATACGCTGTTTGCCACGCACTATTTCGAGCTGACCGTGCTGCCGGAAAACGAGCCGCTGGTGGCCAACGTGCACCTCAATGCCACCGAGCACAACGAGCGCATTGTGTTCCTGCACCACGTGCTGCCTGGGCCGGCGAGCCAGAGTTACGGCCTGGCCGTGGCGCAACTGGCCGGTGTCCCCACGGAGGTGATCACCCGTGCCCGCGAACACCTGAGCCGCCTGGAAGAAACCGCACTGCCCCACGAGCTTCCCGTGGCAAGCCCGGCCAAAGCCAGCAAAAAAGCCAGCGCGCCCCACCAGAGCGATCTGTTTGCCAGCCTGCCCCACCCAGTGCTGGACGAGTTGGCTAAACTTGACCTGGATGACTTGACGCCGCGAAAAGCGCTCGAAATGTTATATGCACTTAAGACTCGGATATAACGCAGACGCTTGCAAGCTGGTAGACTCTCGCGCGGTTTGGGATGCTGCGGGCTTTTAGCCTGGTCCGCAGACTATCGCTCCCGAACCTCGCGAGCCCTGCCACAAAGGGTTTCGCTGCCGCCGCCTGAGGAGA